TCTCTTTAAGACGTTGGGCAAACCTTATCTCTGGTCCCCAATAGGGTCTTGACCCAAACGTAACCGGGAGATCTGGGTCTCCAGCTTGTGTATTGATATCCGTATTTTGAAGAGGGACAATCGTGCTAGAGAAGCTATCAGTATCATAGTTATACCAATTAACTCCAGTAATAGGATCTACTGCGGAGGTCCCTCTCCCATTCATATTGCTCTGCCCAGCAAAAATAACTAAGTTCTTTTTCTGAGTAGGTTTGTCTCCTCTCGTAGCAAGAGTATTACTCACAGAATACTCGTAGTATTTGTTAACTGAATTGAAATCTTCACATTGGGACCATACCGCTGGCAGATTAACATGATCTGGGATAGGAGTAAAAGTTAAGCTGCTCGGGATCATCCCTAAAGTCACAGCACTGGGTTCCGTATCCATGTTAAACTTGACAGGCATATTGAAGCCAGTCCTGTCGTAATACCCATTGAAAGGCATTAGTTTCTCATAAGACCTTCTTCTTATACTAGTTCTAGGGATGGTGGTTACTAAACTACCGTTCCGTATTTCAGAAGTTCCCTTAGATTTAGTTGAAGACCTATGAATAACCGTCCCACCAGGGTTAAGACCCCTCTTATAAGAATTTAAATTAAGTGCCTTTGAGAAGTAATTCTTACCTTGCTCCACCTCAACTTTATTCGGTAGTATTAGGGGAACTAACTTAGTATCCTGGACATCTAGAGGATCATTATGGGCTAATTCTAAGTTGACCAAAGGAATAGCGTGTCCAGGGGCAAACTTCCTGGTGATTCTAGCAGCTATCTTGAATGCGTCCCCAGAGTTGGGCTCAGAGAGGTCTAGACCAGTTTTATTGAAGTCATAGGAAGAAGCATCTAAAACAACCTTAAAGTGGGAGGATTTCCCCGACCATAAAGAAACATATTCAAATTTTTCATTACTAAGGTCAGAAACTAACCTGCTAACATTTGGAGCTTCATTATACCCTGATGTGAAGAATAAGAAACTTGAGGTTCTAGGCTCGTCATCATTATCAAGAGTATTAGTGGTCACATAGGAAATGAAAATCTCTAACAAACCCATCCCTAACCCCAAAACAAGCTAACCTATCCGCAATAAAATATATAATATCTTTATTGAGTTCAAAGTTTACATAGTAAGGATACTCTTCGAATGGGGGCATAGGGAATAATCTTCCCCTGTAGAAAAACCCATTTTCCTTACCTGGGATATCCTCAAAGTATGCTGAGAACTTTTCATAAGTTTCATATAAAATTCTATCGACCACATACCTGATATTGGTATCCACACTCGAAGGGGTATACCCAGATACCTTCATATCTACCGCTAATTGGTTAGTCCAATTTTCAGGGGATTTAAAATAAGAAGATTCTGTAGCTAGAGCGTAGTAAATCAAGTAGGGAATATAGGACTCATGTAACTCGGTAACATAGGTTTCCACTGGAATTACATCCTTTGGAAACACAGAATTCATTGCTATCTGAAATCCTCTCTTAGTCCCTGCGGCTTTATAGACTTTTACTGCATTCCTAAGCTGAAGCCTCCATCTACTTGGATCAGATCCAAATAAATCCCAACCAATCAACTCCGCTACTAACGGTAAGTATTCATCTGGACAATCATCAAGATCATAGAGGGAACCTAAGGTTTCGTTTATATTGTTAATGTCGAAAGCAAAAAATGAAAGTGCTCGTAAGAATCTTGTAAATGGTCCATTAGGAATCTCTTCCTGAGTTAAAAGCCCATAGTCAGAAAAAGATTCAAACCTATCTCTTACAGTAAAATCAGCCCTATCAGCATATAAAGGGGAATAGATAACATCTATCCAAGTTTTTAACTTATCTAGTTGCTGGGTTCCGCTCAAGTAGGAATCCGTGGAACTAGCAAATATTGAGGGGTAAAACCCTAATCCATTTTTCCATGTATGTTCCGCTACGCCTTTTAAAGCATCGTTAAGTTGGATGGAGTTCCCTGGGTAAAGTTTTTTGGCAATTGTCTCCGAAACATATTCATGAGGATTATAATTTGTCCCAGTCGTGTTTAGGAAATACATCCATGAAAGATTTTCAATAAGATATATGTGAGTATCAGAGGGGCTATGAGAAGACTCGAATTTTGCAGTTGGGTCATTAACCCGAATAGAGGGTAAAAGTGTTCCAGAGATATAGGTGTAGAAATCAGCACTGGTGGTGAAGTCCAAAAAGGATCTAGAAAGCTTGTTTAATATTTTTCTCTCAAATAAGTCTGGTGTAATGTCTGTTAACTCGTTCTGCTTAATAAAGTAAGGAGTTATGCCTTCGAGAGAGGAGATGCCGCTATAAGCAGTATTCTCCACTCCACTAACCGTTAACGCTGAAGATAAATCATTTGCTAATCGGATGTGTGAGTTTATTACTAAGTCCTTCGGGTCAGTAGTTTTACCAAAGGACTCTATATCGTCATCAGTAAGATATTGGGGTACGATATACTTCACAGCCTCATAGTAATTAGGCTTAAAATAAGGTTGATTTAATAGATACTTCTTACCAGCCATTAGATATATCTTGCAGTTATGGTTAAGTTATTCAATTGAATAATTTCATTAAAGTCTAAGACAATAGCATCGGCTTGAATATTATCAACCGTCGCAAATCTAATTCGAGGTTCTCCCTCAAGAACTGCCCTTACAACATCTTGGGGTATAAACTCTTGCCCAAAGTCTCGGTTATCAACATTAAAGTACTCCATTATTAGCGTTCTGGCTCTACTTACCATTTGGGGCTCTACTGATTTAAGCTCCCTGTCCATAGTAATCCCTACCTGCAAATCTATCGTACGAATTAATCCGTCAACAATAACAGGCTCGTCCGAAATCATTTTCTTAGGCTCCATTGCTTCTAGTAGCTGCCTCTTGTATTCCCTGGTGGCTCTCTTTAATTGGGTATGAGAAGCTTTTTCAAAAACAAATACATCAATAATATTAGCCGATGAGTAAGCCCTCCTTACTGAGGCTGTGCCCTTCCCAGTCGAGCCATAATTAGAAGTGAAATAGTTGACAAATGCCTTATAATCAGCTAAAGTAACAATCCTATCCTGGCTTCTAAAGTATAACGGGGCATACCTTCTAGCTCTGCCTACGGATTCTGCGTCTGTGCCTCCTGTAGCTATACTGGAGTTTTGAATAGTTACGGACGGTATGTCACCCTTGTTAGTAGTGCCATTAGCTACAGCGTTGATGTATCCTGCTGCTACATTACCTCTGGTGCCCCCACCCACTCTATAACTGATTGAATAAGTATCTCCAACTGCGGGAGACATCCCTACCGTGTTGTCTCCAAAAAGTATAGATGCTCGAAAATCTTGGTCCGTGGTTACTTGGAAAACTTTGTCACTCGCCCCCGATGCGAAATAAATATTTTCTTCTTCTGTGTAAATACCTCTGGTTGTAGCAGTCCCATCTACAAAAATTTGAGCACTCTTTTCAACGTAGGGACTTTGAGTTAAGTTAACTGTCTTTACTGCGTCCCCTCCCCCAAAGGTTCCCCCTTCAACTGCTAATGCACCTTCCATTAGGACAGCACTAGCAACCGTAACAGTGTCCCCGGCATCTACTTCGCTAAAATTAAACTCAATACTGTGGGAGTTGGAGTCTAAATCCACAGTGCCATTAGGATTAACCTTGTAGATTGTGTAGGTGACGGCTGCACCATCCTCTGGGGAAGTTGTAGCAATGACTCTTTGATCTGGGGTCAGGGTGATGCTACTGGTGCCATTGACCCCAGCAACAAATGTAAGAGAAGCGTCTGCTACCGCCGAAATGGGGCCTTTCATCCTCACGCCAATAAGCTCTAAAAGTTTCTGAACACTAGACCTCTCGGAAGCTGTTCTAAGAAAATTTTCATTTGCTAAATAATCCGACTTATGAGATTGTATGTGCCCTACAGCAGCCATTAACTCCACAAGCAACATGCCGAAGTCCGATTCCTCGAAGTAGTTGTAATCTAAAGGAAAATTAGCCTTAACATAGTCTAACAGAGTGTCCCTATACGTAGCGAAATCTGATGCTGCGAAATCCAGCAGCTTAACCTTATCCTCAAGTTTAGCGGGTATAAACTTTTGAAAATCAGACTGAACAGTCCCAGAAAAAACAACCATTATATCCTAACTCCTACTCCAAACTTTGTAGCCTCTGAGTCTCTTAAGGAACAACCTAAACTTACATTTAAATTACCAGAAATAGTCTCTTTAACTACCAATTTCTCAATCGCTACAGCTTTAAGATATTTACGAATAGAAATCTCAATCTCTTCTTTAATTAAACTAAATGTAGTTTGATCTAAAGGTTCCATTAAAAACTTCTTCAAGTTGCACCCGTAATCAGGTAGCATAAACCTCTCCCCTCGCGTAGTCCTTACAAGACTTTTAATGCCTGACTTAATTAAGTTAAGTCCCGCTTGCTCTGAAAAGTACCCTTTACCGGGAGTTTTTTCAAAAGGGTATTTAAATCCCTTAATTTTTGGATCTTTTAAAGTTAAGTCTTTCTTAGCCTTAAAAGAAACTACTTTTCCGTAAACATCTGTGGTAGTTGGTGTTGCCATATTAGTTTATCCCTGATACAATAATATTCTTAAAGAAGTTCTGGGTAACCTCGTAGTTCCCTTTAATCTCTGAAGGAGTTAAGGATCTAGAGTATATCTTGACACCTCCGACATTGCCCTTCAATCCACTGACCTTACCTCCGTAGGATCCTCCCATAAAGTTACCGTCAGGATTACCATCGGTATACCCTCCACCAATAATCCAAGGAGTAAAGTAACGATCTAACGCTGGTCCATATTTCAAAGCTTCAATTGAAGATGGACTTACTTTTGTAGTATTATACTCAAATGAGTTGTCCTGAAAGACTGAGGGCAGTTTTGCGGTCTCCCTCGAACCATCAACTCCAAAAACATCTTGGTAGGAGGAAGTAGCGATGTTAACAGAGTCTAGATACAGGTTAACTTCATTATCCTCAGGGGATACAGTAAAGACTAAATGACAAAACTCATCCTTACACGAAGATAAAGTTACGCCCCCTATAGTGCTGGATACCCTAACAGACATCCCGTCCCATGAGGAAGTTGACCGACACCCTGAGCCTTTTTTAACTACGAACCCAGCACTAGAAATATCATAGGATTGTGTTGGAGCTAATACTAAAACAGAGTTTGATGGAGGATTCTCAGAAGTTAGATTGGAAGGTGGTTTACCCTCTGTAAACCTCTTATCCCTAGTAAACCCATAGATAAGACCTCTGGTAAAGCCTGTCCCACTATCCCTAGACAGATTTAAAATATCTTCTTGGGCGGATGCTCCAACCCCAATACCCACATTTTCGTTAGCTAGGATTAACCTGTATAGGCCAGATGCTGCATTACCTAAGTCATACTGAGCGAAGTCTGGTATATGAACCCAGGACTCAAAAGTTGCCCCCGCCCTACTATAAAACAAATCTTGAAACTCAGACTTTTGAGGAAGCTTTACATAACTCCCAACAGCACTAACAGCTTCGGGTTGGGCATTATTCAACATGGCAATGCCACTTAAGTAAGGAACCCCTAAACCCAGATTAAACACATCTTTAGTTTTACCTATCATTTGGGAATTATAATCAATTCCCAAGTTTGTCCCGTTGAACACCCCAAAGTCCGACCCAGAAGGGTTATCAGACTTAACAGTTAAAAAGTTATAAAGGGATACAAGACCATTCTGTGCAATCTCCGCATTCACAGAAATACTTGGGGCAGTGCCTGAAGGAGCGTTGTCAACAATTGAGGACTTTCCAACATTAGCAACTAAAAGATGGTTTAATGCCACATCACTACTCTCTTCGATCTGTTGAGTGTATTTTGTTGAAATGGGCATTACTACACCATCAACATCCGATTGGCTTATTGATATTTGTCTTTGCTTCTCCACATCCAACAAGAAATTAATACCTTCCAGGTAAGAGAAGTCATTAACGGGGACTTCACCTGGGGAGAACATACTTCCTCTCCCATAGATAACAGGCATCTTGACCGCTAGCTCTATTTGCTTCTTTCTTTTGTTTATATGCCTCATAAACCTTGAGGCTTCTGATAGCATAACTTGACGAAGGTTGGATATAATCGCTACAGATGCCCCTTCATCCTGCTGGGTATCTATCTCCCCAGAAACATCATAAATTCTTCTATTCTTTTGACCGATAAGGTTCTGTAAAAGTATATCCTCATTGTAATAGGGTCTTAAAGGAGGGGACTCGTCCAAGATATTTGGATCAAGAATAGTATCGAAATAACCATTTAAATCCTTCATGGAAGTTGGGATACCTCTTCCTCCAAGATTAGGATCAAATTCAAGTTTCCACTTCTGATCTGTCTGAAGGTTGGATTCCCTCTTCTCAAGCTCTAACAGGGCAGGGACAATTCCACTGGTTTGGGAGTCATAATACAGACCATCCACAGATAACAAAAACTTACCCGACTTAGCTTCAGGAGGACCAGCCTCCAACCTAAATATTTGCTCAGTTGGTTCCTCAGGCTCTTCATTAGTGGGCTCTAAGCTAGGATCTAAGAGTCTTGCTGAAAGAGTAGCATCAATCCTAGAGATAACCTCATCTACTTGGGTTATAAAATCTTGTGCATCTGCGGCTTGTTGCTTATAGGTAGCATACTCCGAATTAACAACTGAGGTCATCTGCTCAGGGGTTAGTTCCCCCCGCTCAAGACTTCTTTGATACCTCATTGAATTTTTGAATTTTTGGAAACACTCTCCAAGAGATTCAACCTGAGCTATCGTGGATTCAACATTATTCCAAACAACCCCTCCAAACTGAACAACTTGGTTAGCGGTATCAATAAATAAACCTATCTTACCAAGGAATCCTTCCTCATCCTCATCCTCCCCCAGCTTTGAAGAATTTGATACAAATCTAAATACACCGTTATCAGTATCAAACTCAATAATGCCAGTCTTGTTCCTTAAAAAAGACCCCATCTTTTTAAATACACCATCCGCAGCGGCTCTACCATTAAACAGCCTACTTCTAGTGCCAGCTAAAATATCTGAAGTAAGAAGTTGCATGGCATTGGAAGTCAAGTTAAGTAAACAAGAAGGAACACCATAGGTAGTCCCTAGAGATGTTATGAGTCCTTGGCCTTGGCCCGTAAGTTCTGCAAAAGTTCTATAATCGAAAGTAGGCATTATTCGCTATAATCATTTAGTAAAGGATCATCGACAACCGGATCCGCAGCTGGTTCAGAGTTGCCTGAGTTCAAATCAATTGTACTGCCGTCAATGGTCATATCTCCTCCACTAGATATAGACCCCCTGCCCCCAGCTTCAGTTATTAAATGCCCTTCTGACCCAATATCCACATTAGCTGCGCGAACTCGGAAGTTACCTCCAGCTTGCATATCAATATCCCCATCGGAATCAATACTTAAATTACCATTACACTTAACTCTAATATCCGAAAAGGGAGCTTCTTCTGGTCCTCTGGTGACGATTTGAATCTTGGCTCCGGGGGTTGTTATAAAAATTCGACCCCTATCAGAATTGGAGGATATGGACACATCACCATTTTCACTTCTTAAATAAATTCCTCCCCACATTTTAGGGGGCTGATCCCCACCTGGGACATTAGAATTGTTAGGCCAATACTCCGGGGATGGAGTTTGTCCCATACCTCCTGTTGAATTGTTTTCTATAGTAATGTCCTGACCGTCAACTACCCTCATCTCAATAAAGGAGTTATGAGTTGTATAATAATGGGGGCCATTACTAGATGCTTTAATCGTTCCAGCCGCAGTAATTTTATTGGCGTCACCTTGAATAGTTATACCTTCCCCATGCTGATTACGCAGAATCACAGCCTCCACTTCAGGAGAATCATTTAGGGTTACTTTCTTTCCAAGTTCACTATGCAAATCCACTGAGGAGTTAATAGAAGGAGTTATCTCTTCTGCATTCTCATTCTGTCTCGTAATACTTAGCCCTTGACCGAAATAATCCTCATACCTAACTCTAGTTGGTTGGTATTTGGAGTCGTAGTTACTTTGAGGCACCTCTTCCCAGCCCTTAATGTCAACGGGGTTACCTTCAGGGACCTCAACTACGGTGGAATGGTAGTATAATTTATCTGATCCATCATCGTGGATAATAAATACTTGGTCGCCTACCTTAGGAGCCGCAAAGAATCCTCCCCCTCCAACTCTAAACATAGGAGATGTATAAATAACATCCTTAGGACCACTAAAAAGTTCGCACGTAACTTCAAAGGACCCATTAGTAAGAGGGTCTATATTACTTGCAACTTGCGCTTTAATGAGTTTTAACATAACACTTATGGACCCCCTTGGAGTCTTTCCCTTTGTTCCTTCAATCGGGCAAGCTTAA